ATCTCTTGTGGTATTGCAGTTCCTGTATCAGCTTTTCTAGTTACATACCAATCAGTTGATTGTAATAGTCCAGCAGTTTGCTGTTTAGATATAGAAATCTTTTGAGATTTTAAACCTTTAGTAACTAATTGTTTTCCGTCTTGAATTATTGGTTCGTTATTTTGATCTACTGCATTAACATCTTCTAATTGTTTTGCAGTTGCAGTTCCCCATTTTCTAATTGCTTTACCATTCTTAAATTCAAATATTTCATTAGTATTATTGTAATAAGATTCATCTTTAAAATTAGAAGAATCTGTTTCAACTTCATAAATTCCTATTGCTTGTTTTTCTTCAGTAGTCCAAAGAGTAAATACTTGTGCAGGATATTGATTGTCGTTTAAAGTAAAAGGTTCTGGGTTAGAGAATACTTTTTCTATTTTATTATTAATTACAAGTGCGTACATATTAAGTTATGCTAAGGTTAAGGTTTCTACCCATTTCATGCCATACTGTTCCATTATATCTAAATACAAATACATCAGCTTTGGATACAGTTGTAGTTAGTGTTGGTGCAGTATCGCCAGTAAATTCATAAGCACTGTTCCAAGTTAATGTTCTTGAACCAGTAGCATCTTGAATTACAGCAATAGAAATAAATTGTCCAGTAGCACCATTTGTTGGTGCAGATAATGTTCTGTTTCCACCTAAAGTTAATTTACAAACTTGTTGAGTAGATGCGTTCCAAGTAACAGTAGCACCATCAGTTAATGTTGCTTCAGCAAAATATCCACCTTTACCAAATAATATATTTGAATCAGATAATGTTAATACAGTTCCAGTTGCAGAAGTAGATACTCCAGTTACTCCACCAGAAGCAAAAGATAATATACCTGAACCATTAGTAGATAAGAATTGACCAGAAGTTCCATCAGCAGAAGGAAGTGTATAAGTTAAGTCAGCAGATAAAGAAGCTGGTGCTTTTAATCCAACGTAATTAGTTCCGTTTGCAGTAGTCTCTCTAAAACGAACTTCTTTTTGATTATCTATGATTAAATTTACTGTTGATGTTGTCGCTGTATCTGAAAGAGTTAAAACTGTGCCAGTAGCAGAAGTTGAAAGACCAGTTATTGAAACTGAAGAATCTAACCAATCAACTGTGTTAGCTGTATAGTTAATTGTTGCAAGAGATATTGAATCAGCACCATCATAAAATTTTAAAGTAGGGTTTGTTGCGTTAGTTGTATCTAACCATATTTGTCCAGCTACAGCACCAGTTGGTAATGATGTTCCTGAATTAGTTGTTTGAATTGCTGATAGTGCGTTATTAAGATCACTTCTGAATGAAGGGAATGATTGATTTGCTATGTTATAATCGTGTTGTGCCATTTTCTATCTAATATCCTTTAGCTAAGTAATCAAAAGTCTTACTAACTCCTGTGTTGCTACTGTTTTTAAATGCAACATTGAAACCATTAACAGTTTTACTTGAAATTGTAAAGTAATCTCCTGTGCTTAATCCTTGTGCTGTTATACCAACTGCATAAGAATTTGAGTAAAATGGTAAAGTAAATGTAACTGCGTAAGTGCCTGTTCCTGAAACAATATCATTTCCACTAAATATTCTATCTGGCATATCAACAGAAACTGATAGTGCTTTTATAACTGGTGTAGAAGCTAGATCATCAGAAGTTAATACAAGTTTGAATTTTAAATATCTTCCTGAGTAATCTCCAATAACAAAGTTTCTAAATGCTGTATAAGTTATATTGTCAGCAGATGTGGCTATTTGTAGAAATGCAGTACAGTTAGCTGGTGTATCTCCATCAAAGTTAGATGGTGCATCATCAAACAATACTGTTTCACTATCAAACAAATTATCTATGTTGTCAGAACCTTGTGTAATATTTGCAGTAACTCTTGATGTATATGTTGCACCCAAATCTATTGGTGATGTAAATAAATAACTTCCAGTTGGATATAAGTCATAAGTTGTAACTCCTTCTTCAAAAAATGTTGCTGTTGCAGAATCAAATAATCCTATTGCTGAGTCAAATAATTCTGATGAGTCTAATCTTAAATATCCATTCTCATCTACATATACATTAGTTTTAGTTCCTGAAAATGTAGGTGATTGTGTTGATGTTGCTATTGCATTGTAATTTCCAACTGTTGTAACTGTGGTTGCAATAATAGATTCATTGTTTGAATAATTACCATTTTTATCTACGGCTTTCAGAAGATAACTGCCAATACGGGCGGGAACTGTAATTGATGTTGCTGGTCTTGCTACTCTTTCAACTAGAGAAACTGAGTTAGCCCATTCAGCACCAGTTGTTAATGTTGAAAAACGAATTGTGTAATATGCTAAATCTAAATCTCCAATTTGAGTCCAAGATAAATGTGCATCTCCACCGATTATATTACAAGCAAAGTTAGTAACATCTTCTGGTGGCAAAGTTCCACCAACAATAATTCTTGATGCAGAAGTATATGTAGAACCAACTCCTAAAGTATTAAATGCTTTTACTCTTACATTATACGTATCTCCATCTATTACGTTTAATATTCTTTGACTTAATCCTTTTCCTTGTCCAGCAATAATGTAATCAGTATCTGTGCTTAATTTGTATTCAACTTGGTAGTAATCAACAAAACTATCAGGAGAAGCACCAATTGTTACATCTAATGCAGTAATAACAACTCCATCTGAATATTGAATAAGCTGGTCATCTAAAGTAACTGATGCTGGTGCAGAAACATTATTTGGATTTGGTAATGTAGTATCAGCTATTGTTGGTGCTTGGTTTTTAGAAGCCCAGCTATAAAAAGAATCTTGATGTTCTGATAATTGCAAATCAACTGTGCTATCTGTGTTAATCGCAAGACCCATAACTCTAAATGGTTTTGCACTAAAGCCACCAGTTGAATAAGTTAAAGTTACTATATCTCCAATAGATAAATTTAATGCTTCTGAAGTACAAGTAAGTTCAACTCCTAAAGCATTTCTTGATCTTCTTAAAATAATTTCGCAAAGTTCTTCTGCTTGATATGGATTTGTTACATTTCTAAATTCAAATAATCCTTCTAGTGGTGTTCCATTATCTTCATTTAATAATGTTGTATATTGATCTCCAACTGGTAATGAAGAATCATCTGCTGGTGGAAAAGATATTGTATCATCTTGCCAGTTTTTTGTAGGATTTGGAAATGTTCCTATAACTCTATTGTATTTGTTGTTTTTCTTTTCTCCATAAATTTTAATACCACCAATAATATTATCGGTAGTTAAAAGTAATTGTGAACTTCCAGTTCCTTCTACGATAACTTTGTATTTACCTTGAGTGTAAGTAAATAATGCTCTCATAGGTGCTAATAAATCTTTTACATTATCTAATACTTTTTGAGATGTATCTATAACTCCATTTGTTGTAAATAAATCAATAGTACTTGCACTTGTATAAGGTGTTACTTGAGTTTCGCATAATGTTGCAGAACTTTTAAATGAATCGTAATTAGTTTCAAATGCTGAATTTGGTAAACCTTTTCCATATCTAGCATTTCTTAAATAATCTAAAAGAATTAATGCTGAGTTATCTGAATAAGTCCAAGTAGAAGTTGTATCTTCTCTATGAGAACCTGAACCACCTTTAGTTGAATCTAATCTTGGGTCATAAATCTTTTTACCTTTTAATGTTACTTTAACATCAGGCAAAGAACTAAATGCGTCTTGATTCCAAGTAAATTTAAAAGCAACATAAGCAACACCAGATAATTTATAATTAGAGTCCCAGTTTGTACTTTCATCTAATAAAGAAGAAACAGATTGGTTATCCAATCCATAAAAAGATTGAACTGATATTAGACTTGCACCATCTTTATAATAATTTGTGTCTGAACTATTTACTGTTCTTACTGTGCCATCTGTTAATGAACCAGACCAAGTTACTAATTTGTCATCAATATAAATTGAGTCAATAGATTCAATTCCATTTCCACCACCTTCGCAAAGAACTCCAGCAATATATAAATAGTTATTATCTGTTCCTGAACTTTCAATAAATACTCTTGATATACCAACTTGTCTTTGACCATAAACAACAGGTATGGAAGCATTATTAGAATCTTTATTTAATAAAATGCCCTTAGCACCTTCGTATTGACTTCCACCATATCCAGCAGGTTGAATTGGTTTTGGAACTATCCAACCAATAACTGAACTTACTATTTTACTAACTCCTTTAAAAACACCACTTATAGCTTTTGTTGCACTACTAAATATATTTCCTATTGAACCCATTAAATTCTCACAAAATTATTCCAGCTAGGTTTTGTATATCTAACTTGATGTTTAACTATTTTATTATCTTTAACTCTTAGCCATTTAATTTGTTTGTCATAGCCATAAAGACTTGTAAAATGATTTTTAGTCCAACCCATTATTTCTTTAAGGTTTCTCTTAGCAAGAGTTTCAATATGCCAAAGATTTTCTCCACAATTCCATTGATTAGCTTTTAATATTCCAGTTGCTTTAAATCTGTGTTCAACAATATCATTAAGAAAAGCCCAGTTAGTAAAACCTATAACTTCGTTTTTATCTCTATGTATTTGGTATTGTCCAAGATTAAAAGATGGTAAAATCATATCAATTAGTTGTGCATATTTATATTTGTTATATTTTTCAAAGTAGCGATAGACAGAAATAATTCTGTGTAAATCGTTCATGCTCTACCCCATTTAATTTCTCTAACTGATTGACTTGCATAATCAAATCCTTTGTCGTTAGGAAAATATAGTTTTTGTGAATTACTATTAGTTTTTCTTGTTTTAACTTTATCAAAATCTGCCCAATGAGAAGCAACACTTATTAAAACATTTGAACTAGTTTCATCTTCATCAATATTAAAATTTTCTATTCTTCCTTCAAATAAAAGAAATGGGTCAGATATAAGTGTTTGAGTGTCATCTAAGAAACCTCTATAAACATTAACAACTTTATCCATATAGTCATTATTAAGAAATAATGAAATAATAGTTTGGTCTGCACCAGTAAATTTTAGTGTTAAACTATTAACTGCAACTTCTGAACTTTCAGTTACTTCTGATAAGCCAAGAAATAAAGATGAAGCTGTGTATGTATTTGAATTATATACTACGTCTTTATAATGATCTGTATAGTAATAACCTGTGCTTACTCCAATATAAACTAATTCTATTGGGTTAATTTTGTTTGTTGCAAGTTCTGATATTACTGATGCACTTAATGATCTAGGCATTACAATATCTCTATAAGATCAACTTCGTATTTGAAATAGTTTTCTGTACCGACATTAAATTCTTGAATATCATTAGTAAGTCCAACTGTAAAATCTACATTAGAATAAATAAGTATTGCATTGTCAGCAACACCAGTTCTTAGTGGTGGTTCAAATGTTAATGTTCCTTGACCAGAACCATTAGAAGATACATCTGCAACGCACATATAAACTTTGTTTTGACCAGTAAATCTAAAAAAATCTCCAGCTTTAAATACTCCTGATGTACTATTTGCCATTCCATCTATTGCAACTGAAGTAACTCCTGCACTAATAGCACCATTAACTCTAATAACTCCTGAAGCAACTCCATTAGATGAAGCCATTGTAGAAGGAGTGTATTGGAATGATTCTAATTGTGATCTTTGTTTCATTATGAAAGCTAGAATAGGTGCAAATTCTGATCTAGTCATAACTGGAAATTTAAGAGTTAATCTAAATCTTTGTCCATCAATTTGTCTTGCTTGTCGTCTGCCAGAAACAGTTGTTGAAACAATAGTATTTTGTTGTGATGTTATTGATACTGCTGTTGTTGTTGGACTTGACGGGAATGTGCCACTCATACTAAATTTGATCTACCTTTCGCATTTAAAGCTTGGTTTACAATGTTTGTTATTACTGCTCTATTGTTTAAAAATAATTGTTCTACTCCTCTTACATCTACTGCTGATACATTTACATTAACTACTGTTCCCATTCCATTTAAATCTGGTGTAGGAACTATTGTTCCACTTGTAGAAGGAATAAATAATTCTCTACCACGTTCACCAACTATTGCTGGTTGTCCAGCTTGTATGCCACCACCTTCTGCAAAAAATAATGCCGCTATTTGTGCTATTTGACCAATAGTATTTAATGTGCTGTTTCCACCACCACCACCACCGCCACCGCCAGAACTTTGTAATCCATTAAGAGCAGTTTGATAACCTATTTGAGATAATAAAGCTGAGTTTTGCTGTTGTATATAACCAATTTTTTGTCTTTCAATTTCTAATCCTGTTTGAGATAAAATTACCTCTAATGATCTTCTTGCAATAGTTTCAATAACTGTTGATAATATTTTAACCAATACGTTTTGTAAGAATGATCTAAATACATTTTGTAATTTTTCTCCTAAAATAATTGATTTTGCTAAACCTTCTGCTAATCCTGTTATTCCTTTGTTAATTTCTTCAGCAATAGTTTGTGATATATCTTTAGTTTTTTCTAAAGCATCTTTGTTTAAAGACTCTAATAATTGTTTAATTTTTTCAAATAAACTTAATTGAACTTCTACTTGACCTTTAATTCTCTCTAATGCTTGTTCATATTTGCTTTGATTTAAAAGTCTTTCTTGTTCTTTTTCTAATATTCTTTCGTTAATTCTAAATTGGTTAAATAAACCTTCGTTTTGATTTGCAACAGTTTGTTCATTTTCTTTTGAAATAAGTCCAGCATCTTGTAATAAACTTTTAATTTTTCCATAAGTAGCACCTAAAGCAAGTACAGCTATCTGACCTTTTTTACCTAATAATAAAAATCCTATAATTCCTATTTCTTGAACTTCTTTTGGAAATAATTGTAAGAACGAATATAAATCTTTAAAAGCTTGAACAGTAAATTCAAATATTGGTTTAATTAAAGCTATAATAGTATCTGCAAATCCTAAAAATTGTTGTACTATTTGAATAGTACTTTTTGCAAAATCATTAACAAATCTTTTAAGTTGTTCTGGGTTTTCTTTTATAATATCTGTTATTGCATTTGTTAAATTAGTAAAAAAATCTAATAAACCAGCTTGTGCTATTGCTTGTTTAATATCTTTGATAGCATTAAAAAATCTGTTTGTTGCACCTTCAAATGTATTTGCAAAAGCATTACTAGCTAAACCGAATTGTCCATTAGTACCAAATACTTTTAAAAATTCTGCTACTGCTGTTTTTGAATCTCTTTTAATTCCATCAGTAAATCCTAAAATGTTTTCTAGTCCACGTCTTTTTAATTCTCTAGTTCCTTCTATTCCATTAATAGATAAATTATTAAATTCTCTAGCTACTGTTTCTAATGGAATATTTAAAGCTATTGAAGCATTTTGAATAGCTGTTAATGAATCAATTAATTTATCACTATTTTTTGTTAAAGCAAATATAGCACTTGCAGATTGTTCAATTTGATCTGATGGTAATGGTGAATTGGATATAAATTTTTGTAATTCTTCAAATGCTTTTTTACCTTCATTAATAGATGGTGCTAATTGTAAAAATTGACTTCTTAATTTTTCTGCTTCTGAACCTGCTCTTAGAATACCTCTAATAGTAGCACCAGCACCTAAACCTATTAAAGCATTTTTAAGGTTAAAAATATTATTCTTAACATCAGTAAAAGCTTTTGAAGCATTGTCTATGACATTAAGTTTTATATTTAACTGCTGATCTGCCATGTAGTTTCTCTTTATCTGCCTTCACTTTAAAGTAAGCTATCCAATAATAAAATTCATCTTGAGTCATCAAGAGAACTTCTTCCATACTTTTTTTTAATTCATGACCCAGAGCAAGTATAGAATATAACTCCGAATCAAATCTTACTTTTTTTCAGCTTCCTCGTAAGAAACACCATTCAACATTTCTGTTGATA